AAAAGAAAAGGGACTTGGAAGTGGAAATAAAGAGTTAGCTAAAGCCGCAGAAGATTTAATGAAATATGAGAAGAGCCTGCAAACAACAGAGAAGGCTCTTGATAAATCAGAAAAGAATCTTAATGCAGCCAACAAAGAACTCACAACATATTCTGATAAATTTACAACCCAGACAAATTATAGTGATTTTCTTTCTAATTTAGACAAACTTGCGAAAGATGCTGGAATAAAAGCAAAGAAAATTCCAGAGACAGTATTAGAAAATATTAAAGCTGGAAACTATAAAGCTCCAACTACGGGTGACGGTTTAAAAAGGCTTATTAATCTTGACGGATTGATTCAACAGGCACAGGAAGCCGGAATAGAAATTCCTCAGTATTTATTGCAGGGTATTTCAGATGGCTCGATAAACTTTCAATCAGCGATTAATCAGATGAACACGCTTCTGGATTTTAGCAGTGCAGCAGAAAAAGCTGGCATTTCTGGAAAAGAAATTCCGGAAGAACTAGCTCAAAGTATCATGCAAGGCAAAATCAGTGTTGATGAGGCAATAAATCAACTGCTTAGCGGTTCTGGTGTAGCATCGACAACACAGGCAGAGACACTGACAAAAGAAAAAGCGACTAAGATTAAGAAGAATGTTGAAGATATTGGAAACGGCAAGATTAAAGGGATAAATACCTCAGCTTATACTTCATCGCTTAATACAGCGAGTCAGAAAGCAAAAAGTACCAAAAAAGAGATTGAGAAAAATAGCAAGTTAAAAGCAACCAATAATAGTGCTGCAGCAAAAAGTACTTATAAATCTGTTACAGACGAAGGTAAGAAGGCGGTAAGCACTGTAAAGAAGACAGGAAAAGAGATTGGAAAAGGCGGAGCAACCAGTGTGGCTTCTACAACTTCGCAGTGGAAATCTGCTGGTAGTAAAAATGCTAAGTCATATATTTCTGGTGTAGCATCCCAAAAAGGAGCGGCTCAAAAAGCAGGAAAAACGCTATCTACTTCTGCAAAGACAGGTGCAAGCTCTGGAAAAGCTGGTTTTGTGTCAGCCGGAAGAAATATGGCTGCCGGTATCGCATCCGGTATTCATTCAGGGACTCCATTTGTAACGGCAGCGGCCAGAAGTGCAGTAAGAGCAGCCGTAGCAGCGGCGAAAGCTGCAGCTAAGATTAAATCACCATCCAGGGTGATGAAAAATGAGGTCGGCAAATACTTACCCCTCGGCATGGCAGCAGGTATTAAGGATAATACCGATTCTGTAGTTAATGCATCAAGAGCAATGTGTGCCTCAGCTCTAACAGCTTCTGCAGATGAACTTGATATTCATTCTCCTTCTCGGAAGTTCAAGAACATTATCGGAAAGAATATCCCGAAAGGCATTGCAAAAGGTGTAAGAGAATCTAAAAGCGAGCTTGTCGGAGAAATGGAAAGTGTTGTGAACGAAGCACTTAGTGCGGCACAAAATGCTTCTAAAAGCGGAAAATATTCTGAAATAGGAAGCAATCTGCTGTCTGGATTATCTACATCGCTGAGTACATCAAAGTCTCGTTCTTCTGAAACAATACAGGAAATTATTGATCAACAGCAAGAAAGTCTATCTAATGCCAATCAGAAGAAAGAAGAGGCGCTTCAAAATAAAATTGATAAGCTAGGAAGCAAAAAGGCAAACAAGAAGAGAAAAGCCGCATTAAAGAAAAGGCTCAAGCAGATGAAAGCTGCAGATAAGAAACAGGAGTCACAGCTTAAAACGGCCGGAGAAAAGGCGGCAGCGGCTTATAATGATGCCTTCGAGAAAGAATCTACCCGTATTACCAAGATTGCAGAAAAGAGTATACAGGAACTTTCTGAGACATATCAGACTAAATACAATGATATCAAAAGCAAAATGGATACTCTCACAGAAAAACAGCGATCCTGGGGAAATGTCTATGATTTGAAACAGAACATTGCAGATATCAAACGGTATCAGACCAATTTGAAAGCTCTTGAGAATAAGATTCCAGAATCCATGATGGATAAAATCTTAGGAATGAATATGGATGAAGCGACAGCCTATATGGACTGGTTCCAGGGAATGACATCTGCAGAACAAAAAGCATACTTAAATGATTGGAATACGATGTATTCTTCTTCAGAGACTTTTTCAAAGAACTTCTTTTCAGATGATTTTGGTAAGATTCAGAAAGAATATCAAGACAAATTAAAAAAAGCAACAGATGATCTACAGGCAGAGATGAACCAGATTGGAACAAATATTGCGAAAGGACTTACTGCAGGAATGGATAGCGAGTCAAGAAACCTTTCAAAAACAATGAAGAAAATCTGTGCAAACCTTGTAAAGACTGCAAAAAAACAGCTGAAAATAAAATCTCCATCAAGGGTATTTAAGCGGATTGGTGTTTATAACATACAAGGAGCCGAAAAGGGACATGAAGCAGAAGCTCCGCGACTTTACCGTCAGGTTGAAAATGTATCAGAGACCCTTGCAGAGCGTTTTGCAAAGGCAAACTTAAAAGTATCTCTTCCGGATATTGCAGGTCGAACACAAGCGGCTTTATCGAGACAGGTATCAAAAGTATCTGCAAGTATTCAGCCGCAGCTTACAGCGGCACTGGCAGGAGATGCAGGTCAGACAATTTACAATGGACCAGAAAAGATTGAGCTTGTGACTAATCTTGATGGACGGGAGATAGCGAGGACTTCGGTGCCTTATATTGATGCGTACTTAGGAAATATGGCAGCCAGAAAAGCAAGAGGGGGCGTTTAAAATGTACAGAGGAAGCTTAGGTGTGCAGATTGGAAACAAACATACCCTTAAGGACTGGGGACTTGGTTGGACAAAAATTACTCTTGGTTTTCCAGAGGCAAAAACGTATGAGCAGGATATTCCGGGAATGGACGGGGTGTTAGATTTTACGGAATCTCTTACTGGAGGGGATGTGAAATACAAAATCAGAACCCTTACTCTTGAATTTGAAACCCCTGAACAGGACTATTACGATTGGGGTATTAGAATTTCAGAGATAGCAAATTACTTGGCCGGAAGAAAATATAAGATAATCCTGGATAATGACCCGGATTTTTATTATATTGGAAGGCTAAATGTTGAAGTCGAAAAATCAGACAGGGTAGAAGGAACTCTTACCTTGTCTGGGAGCGTTGACCCGTATAAATACGAAAAGTTTTCTAGTCTTGAAAATTGGGAATGGGATACTTTTAATTTTAGAACGGGCATCATCCGAAATTATAAAGATATTGTTGTGGATGGTACATATAAACTTGTAATACCAGGCAGAAGAAAAAGAATTGTGCCGGTAATCTCTTGCAATACAGCTATACAGGTATCTTATGAAGGGGTAATCTATAATCTTTCACCTGGCAAAAACAAAGTTTTTGGTATTTGTATCAAAGAAGGGGAAAATATCCTTACTTTTTCTGGAAAGGCTACTATTTCGGTCGATTATAGAGG